TACTATAAGTCGCTCATAGATACATTCGTAAATGCCATATTTATCTACGATACCGGTGAGCCTGGCGCGGATCCGCGCCGCAAGGATAAGAAGAAACGCATCGCGATAGCCTTTAATACATCAGAACCCGAACAACAGGTGACTCTCGAGTGTTCGGACAAGTGTCTGACCGGACCACCACTTCAGCACTGCTCGAACACAGATATATATCTGGTGTACGGCGGTCGAATCATCCTAGTAGTATTAGACTATTGATGAACTAAAGACGGACAATGCTCCGTCTTTTTTCTTGCTTTTTTAATTTTTTATCGCTTCCAACGTCTTGGAGGTGTTGGAATTTCAATGCATTGCTAACTTGATGCATTGGCCAAAAAATGCAAAAAGGCCGGCACTATGTCCGGCCTTTCCGCATGTAAGATATTGTTTATAAGGAGGCTGCAGCAGCGCTCCCTCTGCTGCCTTAATTGTCAGCATCGAACCAGTCCGGTTCAAGTCCGTGTGCATCACACCATTTCTTGAACATTCCGGTCATATACCAGTTGGCTTTGAGTTTCACGAAATAATATTCCGCCACTCTCAGGATCTCAGTTTTTTCTTCCGGTCTGAGCAGGATCATGAGCAGGAGCTGCGTCCTGATCCCGTCTTTCTCCAGCTTCGTAAGTCTGTCTTTGATGGCGGCCAGTTCGCTCTTTTCGGTATTTTCCTCTTCAGCCTTTGCATCAGCCTTATCCTCTGCGCGTTCTTTTTTTCTATCGTGGCGCTCGATCAGAAATTTGATGAACATTACGATATTCCCTCCGCCGAGAATTGCAAGCAGTATGTTTTCCCACATATCACTTCACCGCCTTTCTCATAGCCGCGATTGTGTTCGGTCCGACTATGCCATCGGCTGTAATGCCTGATGCCTTCTGGAATGCCTTGACGGCCTTGAGTGTTGCATCTCCGAACAGACCGTCATCGCCACCCTTCGGAAGAAGCCCGTACCAGATAAGGAACTTCTGCAGAAGCTCGACTCTCTTGCCGACTTCTCCGTGGAAGATGCTGCGTGTAGTATTGACCGATCCTTTGAAACGATGTACCCTCTTGAATCCATCATATCTTTTATCGCTTAGTGCGGTGATGTGAATAGAATCATTCCACTTTTCTGATTCCTTCTTGTTGTCATCGCCATGTGCAGCTTCTACGATTTTCCCTCCGCCGATATACATTGCCACATGTGTATCGCTGCAGAGTACATCGCCAGGCTTAAGATCAGCCTTCTTCGGTTTTCCGAGATTGGCAAACAGGTTCGACTTGTCATAGCCTGAGCCTTTGCTGAATCCCCATGAGGATCCCTTCTTGCACATTTCGAGCGCTTTAGGAACGCATCCGCCATGTGCCCATGCAGCTCCTATCAGCGGATTGCAGCAGTAAGTATGCTCAAAGTCAACGATGCCCTTCTTCGAGCGTCCGCCCTTGTCGGTATTGGTATCGCAGAAATAGCATCCGTTATGATGCGCGTTCGGACTCCATTTCTTCGGATCATCGCTGCCGTGCTTGTTTGTATAGCCATAATGGAATGCATTATCGCCAGCGATCCATTTCAGCCACTTGATTGCATCAGCAATGACCTCTGCATTCGTCTTGATCAGCTTTGTCGAAGGCAGTTCGCCTGCATAGGTTTTCTTTTCTTCCTTCTTTCCGCCGGTCCATCTGACGATGATCCTTGCGCTGTAGTTCTTGTCACTCCTGATCGCGATATCGTTTGAACCGTCTCCGCCTCTGCCTGAAGAATCTGCTATCTTGCCATCGCCCATAATGTAGAATGTGTGCTTGTATGTATCGCCAGTGAACATGAGGCCGATATCGCCTGCTTTCCACTTTGACTTCGGTACATTCTTGCCGCCATTCCTGATGACTGTTACTTCATTCATGCCGACATGACTCTTGACGATTTTCAGGGCCTCTGCATCAGTCTTCGCTTTCGCGATCTTCTCGCCTATCTCGTTAGCGATAACATGGCAGTTGCAGTTGCAAGGCAGGCCACCGCCGTGATGCCATACAGCAAACGCGAAGCCTATGCAGTTCCATCCGTAATGATCATCGTATTTCCTGCCGTTGCATACCGGGCAAGTGTGAGTCTTTGCGTCGCCGCTCTTCCAGGTTACATAATGATATTTCTCACCTGCAATCTTCCTTGCCCACGCATTCATGTTCGCGATTATCTCTTCGCGAGTCAGGACCGTGTCTGCAATGATCTCATTTACTTTCGCCTGAACTTTGTCATAGTTGTAGCCGGCCTTTTCAAGATTCTTCTTGCGGTCATCTCCGCTTCCCCATTTATCTTCAAGGACCTGCTTTGCCAGCTCATCGATAGACAGCACAGCTACGTTTTCGGTCACTTTGCTGTTATTTGTGGGCACTTTACTGTTATTTGTGACATTTTCTTCCTTCTTTGGAGCATCTTTGATGTAGCAATGGTTCATATCTACGACACCGCTGATGCCGTTGACTTTGCCTTCGCTGGTATACTGCCACATTACATATTCGCCCTTGTACTGACATTTCTTGTAATACTGAGCACACCAAATCTTGTACGGAAGCTTCGCCATGTTCAGATTGTTTGAGAACCACAGCAGCGACGCGTAGATCATCGGCTCGTATCCCTGCCTCTTGATCTCTTCGCAGAATGCCTTAACGACTTCAGTTCTCTTTGCCACTGACAGGTTGTTCGCTCTAGGCTGTTTGCCCTTTGTTACTCTGATGTATTCCGTATCAATCGCTATCGGATAATCGAGCGGGATCCCCGCCTTCTTGATCAGGTTCAGAGTGTATGCCGCCTCCGCTTTGCCTTCAGCAGCATTGATTCCCTCAGTAAAGAAGTACACGCCTATCTTGAGACCTGCTTTATGAGCACCCTTGATATGCTCCATGAATCTGTCATCTTCCTGAAGCTTTCCTGACTCATAGCCGCGGAAGCCGCATCTGATAATAGCACCCTTGATGCCTGCCGCCTTGACTTTCTTCCAGTCGATATTCTTCTGTACATACGAAACATCGATCACCTTATAGCTGCTTGATGAGCTGCCGCCCGATGTATTTCCGGATGTACTTGTTGTCGTGTTTGTGGTTGTCTTTTTTGGTTCAGGTCCTTTCTGGCCGTACAGCTTGTTGTTCAGATACTTCTGCCATGCCTTCATTGACATTGCGCCGAATACGCCATCAATTATGCCGGTGTAGTATCCTTCTTTCTTCAGTTTGTTCTGCCATGCAGCAGCAGTTCCTTTTCCCAGTTCACCATCCTGCTTGACGCCCAGCCACTTCTGCAGGGCCTTTACGCATACGGATCCGCCTTTGCCGAACTTGACCGCTGTCAGGGACGGATAGAACTGCATCTGCTTTTTATTTTGTCCGCTGATATATCCATCAACCTCAGTCTTAAAGAATTTCTGAGTTGCTTTGATTGTGGCCGGTCCGCCGATTCCGTCAACGGTCAGTGACTCATCTGCAGTTTTGGTCTGAGGCTCCGAGATGTCCGCGGCCTTCCCGGATATCTTGCCCGTCCATACTCTGAGGCAGGCCCCGCGGATGTTTTCTTCGTATGTGATCCAGCCCGTTCTGAGTGAGCTTCTGGATGCAGAATCTTTCATATATACATAGTGTTTGCCGTTTACTTTCTTGTATCCGACAGACGCTACGAAATGGCCGGACCCCGTCCAGTGCACCTTTTTTGAGCCTGCATTGCGGGATCCCATCAGATAAACCGCGACGCGGTCACCCTTCTCGAGTTCTTTCCACAGCGATTTCATATCCGGATGTTCTTTGACTTCCGTCAATCCGTAGTGCTTCATTGCTGCCGGAATCCCGTAGTGATAAGTTCCGTTTCCGTGCGCCTCTGCATACTGCTTCATGTATGGCTGGATCGTTGCCGGATCATAATTGACATACTGCAGCATTTCGACCAGGATATTTGTGATCGCCACTTCACCGCATCCGCAGTTTCTAATGACGTGCGGACTCTTCGGATATCCGAGCGGCGCCCACTTGCCTTCAGTCTGTAGGTAACTCGTTTTGTTCATCATCATCACCATCCTCGATATCGCCGTCTTCGAGATACTGAAGCCCGGTTACATCCATTTCAAGCGGTTTATTGTATTCTTTCGTGCTGACATCCAGCAGGCCGCCGAGCAGGGCGCCGATAGCGCCTACTATGGTTACGGTTTCAACTCCATACGGCATATTGAATGCTTTTACGATCACGCCTATGAAAGCAACGATGTATCCCCACTTAAGGACTACCCACTTGAGGCGGTCGTAGTGAGCATCGTCCAGTTCAAAGTTTGTGAAGGATGCTATCCACAGGACAGCAATCACCACCGCTATAACGATGATAAAAAACAGATAGTTCATAATAGTTCTCCCTTCTGGCTGTTGCGCATATAACAAAACGCACGGCGTGTGTTTCCGTGCGTTTTGCGTGCGTTTATTCTGCCTGTTCCATCAATCTGAGATTGATTTCTTCATTAAGTGTTTGAATTGTCAGAGCTGCGTCCTGGCATACGCTTCTTCCTATTCTGCCTGCTGCATGAGTCTGGTCTTGATCTCTTCTTCTATCATCTCCAGTGTATCGGCAGTCTGCCTGCTGACCTCTATGATGAGGTCGAGGAGCTCGGCCGTAGTGAGCGAGGCAATGAATTCCTTATACTGTAGGCTGCTCATCTTCTTCGAGTGCGGCTTTTACCGCTTCATACCATCTTGCCGGTACATCTTCGAGTTTCATCTTTCCCGCTTTGATTCTTCTTACGTAAAAGTTCACCATTACTCTTCACCTCCTATGATTGCTGCAAGTTCTTCTATGGCTTCCGCCTGTGCTTCTAGTTCTGCCAGGAGATCTTCCCTCTCTTTGTCCGCCGCTGATTTCTCATCCAGTATGAACCACCATTCATCACCATATTTCTTGAGCTGTATCAGGATGAGATCTTTTTTGACCTCTGGCATTGTTCCGTCAAAGATAGTGACTTTTCGAAGTGTCTCCTCATTGAAGATTTCTTCCGGGATCTCTTCTTCTGAGATGTAGTTGTTTCCGTTGAGCTTGAGGTTTTCAAGCACTGTTCCGTCGCCCAGCGTAATTTTGAATGTTTTTTCCATTTTGGTAGTCCTCCATATAATGATAGATATAGGTTTAACATGTTAAATATCTGCTGATTAGACATGTATTTGTACATGCTTGCCAGCCACGACTTGAATGAGTCTTCGATACCTTCATGAGTCATCTCCCCTCTGTCGAGAAGCCTTCTGTATGCTTTCAGTTTCCGCCGCTCACGCGTCACCGACTTGGGATTGATTTTCTTCATGACTCGACCGTCGTTTTGAAGACTGTATTGTATTTGCAGAAATCTATATTTCCCTGACAGCTTGGAGATGTGAGATTTCTTTTCATTTATAAACAAGCCCAGCTCATCAGCTTTTACCGTGATCCCTCTTATGATGTCCCGGACCTCTTCTCTGGTCTCTCCGATGACATATATGTCATCCATGTATCTGCCGTATCGTTTGCAGCCTCTGACTATCTTTGCGTAATTATCGATCGGTGTCGGGAAGAATACTCCTATGTCCTGAGATACCTGATCGCCGATGTCGACAGATTTACGCATCCACTTCTCGCCTGTCTTCAGCTCTTTCGGAACATTGAAGTGATAGTCGATAGAATCGTATTTCGTTTCCATGCAGACCGCGTATTCATCATCCGATAAATGCGATACATCGACTTTGAAGCTGTCGAGTATCAGGTCCAGCAGCCATGCAGATGGTTCGGATATTTTCGGAAAGATAGCCTCGCGAACTTTGTCGTGCTGGATGTTGTCATAAAATTTGGACATGTCGACAAATCCGACATATCCGTCATTGTTTCCTTGTTCTATCCAGTAATTGTGTAAATCATTCTCAAACATGGTCCGCGAGAACGATATGCCTTTGCCTTTCTGGCTTGCGCCATTGTTATGGATCAGATACTGAGCGAGTGACGGGCCAGGCTCGTAATCACAGATAACATGTCTGACGACCCTGTCTCTCATCCTGCTGCCTCGGATCAGCCTTGCCTTTCCGCGTTCGCAGTGCATGAACTCCGAGCGTGGGGATGTTACATATGTGCGGTTTTCCCATTCCTTTGAGAGTGCATTTATCTCACTCAGCCAGTCTATTTCGAATCTCTGGGGCTCTTCTTTCCATGAGCTTCCGTTCATGGATGCTCTGAAGCCTCCATACATCTTATTTCTGCTGTATATTGGTTCCGTTGTTCTTTCGTCTATTGCACTATGCCATGCAATAGACTCATATATTGAGTCCTCATTCATATCCATAACAAAAAGCCGCGTTCCTTCGCAGGTCAGTCACCGGATAGCAGCTTGTCGTAACGCACTGCATGGTGTAAGCCGACGCGGCTCCGGCTCCGCATTTCTGCGCTCGTATTTAGCCTTGCGGCAGGGACAGCCTTTCCTTTCGGTATCAGTGCCTGCCTATCCAGAGGTCTTATCCGGCACTTCCAAAATCCGGGCGCACGCCATTAGGGTTGGACGCGTTGTTGTAGTTGCAATTCCCGTTGTTGTTGACATTGCAGAAGTTCGCCGCGGAGGCGACATCCCGAAGCCACCAGTTCGAGCGTTCAAAGGCTGCCCGCATTAACTATTTCTTTATTTCCATCATGCCTATCCTTCTGGCTATGCTGCTTACCGTCTCGATTGCATCGGCCAGTTCGGTCAGGATCTTGTCATTTCTCTCTTTCTTCTTTTTCAGGAAGCGATTATCCGCCTGCCTTACTCCTTTATACAGTCTGATCTGCTCATTGATTGCATCGTCGAATCTTTCGGCCTTGTCTATATTCACCGGCAGCGTCTCCAGCACGAAATTAATTTCCTGCTTCAGCGCGTAGCACAGTCCTATCGCTCTGTTCATATGAAGGCGCCTCACGACGAACTCGACCAGCTTCGCCGGCGTGTCGGACGGATATATCGAATTACCAAGTGTGAATTCGTAGGATATCTGAGATATGAGGTCGAGGACCTTATCGCTTTCGCGGTCAATGAAATGTCGATTGAATGATTCGCATTTCTTCTCATAGTTCGCTACGACCTTGTCCACGTCTTCCGCAGACCTATGGCATTCTCTATACCAGTCTATTGTCTTCCTGTACTTATCTTCCGAGAATCCGAAATCCAAAAGAGCGAGAGTTGTCACCTCTCGCCGCAGTTTATAAAAGTGATGGTTCGCTTCGAATCTCGACGGTCTTTGTCTTCCTTTCGGTACGCTCATTATTTACTCCTCCTCACTCCGCCCACGAGGGGCGGAGATTCAAGATCAGGCGCTATGCGCAGATACCGAAAGCCGGGCGCACGCCAAAAGGGTAGGACGCGCCGTCGTAGGTGCAATACCCGTTGCCGTAGACAACGCAGAAGGACGCCGCGGAGGCGACATCCCGAAGCCACCAGTTCGAGCGATTGCAGATTTTTGACTTATCGAGTCTGAACAGTGCAAGCTGCTGGAAGTCAATCGTATATGAGTATGGGATGTTTGTTCCGTGAAGGCCGTCGCCAAACACCTTGCCTCCATATACCATCTGCTCCGTCATCAGTTCGACGGTCGAGTCCATCCATGCTCCGCCGCTTGCGTATCCGTTTGTAACGGCATTGGTCAGCAGTTCTCTGTGATTCAGTATGTGTGCCGATCCGAATGCGCTGTTGATGGTCGACTTAGCCTGTGCCAGATTCGTCCTGTACATATCCGAACCGGTATATCCGCCTTCTGTCGTGTTTGCAGACCCCGCCTCATATTGACCGGAGCTTGTATTGTGCATCTGCGCACTGTACATGTTCGCGTCCGGGACGATGACGATATGGTGCTTGCTGCAAGCTGTGTCTCCACAGTTGAGCCAGTAGTCGAAATGTGCGATCCTGTACACCTTGCCACCTATGGTCCAGTAGTCACCTATAAACATGTCTGTGAATTTACCGTTACTGATGGCAGTCCACTGTGCTGACGATACGCTGGTGCCGAGGCTCTTGCCTCTGTATATGGCGTTATGGGCAGCCGCTCCATCTGCAATGACGTTGTTGCAGATCTCGTTAATGGATCCGACTATAGTCTTCGCGCTCGTAATGAGTGTCGATGGATTTGCTCCGAGTTTCTGTCCAAAAAATTTGATCGCTGATCCTATTTTCTGCAGAGTCCCTTCGCTCCAACCGAGATCAGTCAGGACGGTTTTTGTGCTCGCGTCCATGCTCGCCTCAACGGCCGCATTATGGAGCTCTTCGTCCAGCGTATCGAAGTTCTCGTTCAGGATTTCGATATCCGCATAGTCGCTGTATTCCGGCTTCTTTAGTCCGTAATTGTCTGTAGTATTCACTATTCAACTCCCTCCTTTACAAACTCCCATGTTTTTGTTTTCATGTCATTCCATGTCTTTTTTCTCTTATATTCATCCCAGCAGTGATACAAGATCTCTACGTGGAAGATGATCATCAGCGGAACTATCCTCTCCAGCATTTCTTCGATGGCCGATTTTCTCTCTTTGGTGACGAGCAGGATCCGTACCTCCATGGTTTGAGCTGAGGCATCGTACACGACGGTGCTGTTTCCTTCGCCGCAGAGAAGGTCGAGTCTTCTCTGCAGGTCGAGCCTGGTGTATGGATAGACGTCGAACCATGCGAGCATTACGTTATCTCTGCGAAGCTGCAGACTCTGTGTATCCAGTGGTGTGATGCCTAATATCTTCTCCCGTCTTGCGATCCCCTCCTCTGTGGACGTAGAAATCAGGATGTCATCTTCCAGGTCCTCGAGCGCCTGCTCGAATTTAAGCATCTGGATATCGCTGACTCTGTCTATCTCACTGAATTCCGGTATGGCTTCCAGGTGCGGCGGAAGCTCTATCGTTCTCAATTCTGCCATGGTGCACCTCCTAGCTCGATACCGATCCTGTTACGGTCCCAAGTACCGGGATGGCGTATGTCCCCAGCTGCAGATTTGAAGCCGAGCCGTTTATCGTGAGTGATACATCGTGGACGCCTTCTATCTCGAGGATCTTAGTCTCGAGTCCGGATATCCTGACTATGAGATATGATTCGTTTTCCCAGACCTCTCTGAGACCGGATATGTACTCTTCGCACTTAGCTCTCATCTGAGAGGCGATATCCTCATATTCGAGACCGCTTTCAAGGACCAGTGTGACAGCTATGTTTACAGTCGTTTCTGAAGCTGAATGGACCGTGACCTGATGCCCTATAGGCGCAAGTCCGTAGCCTTCACCTGTATATTCCGTAGGATCCACTGCAGCCTTCACAGCAGCGAGCAGTGCCGCGGGTGCTGCGCGATATTCTGCATTCTGTATATATGCTTCTATGTATGAGGAACCTGTCTGTCTCCTCTGCATCTTGACGCCTCCCACATTGTCGAGGTCTTTTATGACTTCCTTGTAATATGCACGATTGCCAGCGCAGGCTTTTGTCTGGAACCACTGCAGACGCCTTTCCCTGTAGGCTTCTGTGTCCTCTTCATCTTCTCCGGCTGTGATCAAACCTACTATCCAGCCTTCTTCAAAGTCATCCATGAAATCTGCAGGTTCTATGTCTCCGGTGTATGAGCCAGGCTCGACTCCGACATCTTCCGCTATCAGCTGGTACTGGTAATACGACAAAACGACCGGCTCTCCGTCATCGTCTACAGTCTCGTGATCGATGCGGCCTACAAGTTCGCCGGTCTCATAGTTGTATTCGGAATCGAGCGCCGTAAATACGGTTCCCTCTTCAACTTCACAGTTTACAGTCGCAAGGACTACAGCCTGCGATCCCTCATCGATCAGAAGCCCTGCCTCAGCTCCCGACTCAATCAAGTGCTCCCTGTCCTGTGTATCGCAGAACATATTGTCGTAGACATAATCAAGATTCTCATATGCCTCTTCGAGTCTGACAGCCTGTTTCCCGAGCGCGATATCAATGAAGGACCCTTCCTGCTGATCTACGTCTGCAGACAGATCCGCTCTCATTTCCGCCTGCAGGTTCTCGAATGTTCTGTCATCATATAGCGACATTAGATTCCACCTCCCCGAACGTTGTTACTATTGTGAATGAGCATACAAGAACATTCTGAACCATTATGCAGTCAAAATCTTCTATGCCCTCGATATACCTGTTCTGCATCAGGCATTCTTCGCACATTCTCTTTGCTTCGCTCTCGATATATTCAAAAGGCCTCTGAGATAGTCCGATCAGGTTTTCAAGCTCTGAGCCATAATCCCATGTGAACTGTTCATATCGATATCTGGCCGTTTTCAGTGCGTTCCATGCCCATACTTTTATTGCTTCAAGGCCTGTTACCTTTCCGCCAGTCATCAATCCGGTCGTGAAGTTGACGCCGAATTCTACCGGCAGCGCGTCATCCTCTTCATTCTCCAATGGCTCCGCATCTTCTACGACGCCCTCTTCATCGAAATCGAATTCCGCTTCCTGTTCTATTCCGTCCCAAACGAGTACATTTTCATCAGCCATTATTCCACCTTTCCGAATACGGCAAATTCTTCGTCATTGATCTGATAGCACAACACCTTATCGCCTTTTTTCAGCGGAGGTATGGCAATCGTTGCCTTTGTGCCGTGATAATCAGTTATCGTCACAGACTGCCGTTTCTTGTACGGTATCTTCATTACCTTGCCGTTGATCTCGATCTCATTAGTCAGCAGCACATAGTCGTCGCGCGCCAGTATGAGATCTCCGACCTTGATTTGTGCTCCTGTCAGCATTTCGCCAATCAGGAATCCTTCGCCCGTATCAGTTGCTTTCTTTCCGGCTCTGCCCATAGCAGCCACCAGTCTGCCGTATGGATTTGCTTTGCCTCCCATGCTTTGCCTCCTATTTCACATAGCTCAACGGATTCTTCCATGCATTGTTTTTCTTGACTCCGAAATGGCATTGCGCCTTTTTTGCTTCGCTGCCGGACGATCCTGCTTTTGCTATAACGGCTCCTTTTTTGACCTTCTGGCCTTTCTTCACGCTGACAGAGCTGCAGCATGCATATATAGTCTTCAGTCCGTTCTTATGCTTTATAGTTACAGTCTTTCCGAGTGCCTTGTCTTTCGATACACCCGCGACGGTGCCAGCCTCTGCGGCGTGGATCTGCGTTCCGGATGCTACTTTAATGTCTATTCCCAGATGTTTCTTTTTGCCTTTAGCATTTGAGAACTTCTTAATGACAGTTCCGTTACAAGGCCAGCCCAGTTTACCTTTTCCAGCTTTGTACTTCGAGTTGGTCTTCCCGGCCTGAGTCTTTGCCCCGCTGGATTTGCTGCTAGTATTTATCGTTGATTTGACTGCCGCCTTGAACGACAATTCGAGCGTCATCGTGTGCACGCCGTTTTCCCATGTGTGACTATCTGACTTTATCCAGAATTCCGCACTGGTCATTGTAGCGCGGTCAAGGATCGTGATCGCCCGCCCGGATATACATCTGATATCTCCGATGGCTTCACATGTGGTTTTCTTTTCGACGCCCTGCAGCTGCTTCTTTGCTTCTGCCTTATTTGCCTTTGTTGCCTTCTTTTTCTTCTCGTCAGTCTCGAATACATCCTGATAGATGCCATACAGCTTTATCCAGTCAGCATTCTTGACCACGCCTATTTTCTTGTTGTTTTTGTTGTAGATAGCGACCTGGTTTATCATTGAGTCCGCATTTTCAGTGAACTCCATATTGATGATGTCCTTTGTGCTATCAAGGTGAAAGCCTGTAATGGCTCCGCCGCGCTTTACTACAGCAAGTTTTGTTCCATTCATGACCAGCAAATATTTCGCGCCGGTCTTCGCCTTTTTGTAAGCTTTGTTGATGATGTCGTAAACGCTCTTGCCCTGCACCATGAACTTCTTTATTTTCTTTTTCGTCTTTACTATGCTGCCGGGCGTGATTCCCATATCTTTGCATATGGCTCGAGTAATATATTCGGCCGTTTTCTTCTTGAATATATATGACGCCTTCGACTGTACGAGATTGTGCATATAATCCCTGGCCGTATGCTGCCTCGTTCCGATTTCTGACAGTTTGGTTTTATTCGTGATCCTGCCTGTGAATCTTGCCGTCCCGCTGTCATCGTAGAATGTAATAATGTCCCCGCCTTTCAGGGCAGGGACTTTTGTTGCCTTGTCATAAGGCGTATTTACAAGCTCGAATTCAAGGGATCTTGACGCCTGTGTGTCGGCTCCGGACCAGGTTACAGTTGTCACGAATTCCGTTATCCAGTATTCTTTTGAGCCTGATTTCCATTTGATTTTCATAGCACCAGCTTAGTCCCCTTGATCAGATACTTTCCATTCTGTGAATTCTTAGCCTTTACCTTCTTACCTTTTTTCTTCTGCGCTTTCTTCCACTTCTTGAAGGCGTTCTCGATAACTTTCTTATTCTTTTTGTACAGCGACTTTGATTTCGACGCCGATCCTAGATACTTCTTTGCGATCTTCTTCAGCGTGTCGCCTTTCTTGACTGTGTAGGTTTTTGGCGTTGCCTTTTTACTTCGTCCGGAGCTTGTGGATTTTCCTCCAGACGACTTTTTTTCTGACGATACCAGCTTGACGTACTCTTTCAGCGCAATTGAGTAATTCACATCGCCTGATGCGTCATCTTCTCCGTATTCGAGCTTTTCGATCAAACAGGTGAAATTGATATCCGCGCCGGTAATGATCACGCGCATCACGGTTCCATTGTTCTTGCGCTTCCTTAGCCACTCTATATAGTCATATGGATTCGATTTCCTTTTGCATACCAAAAATCCGTAATCCTGATTCGGAAAGAAGCTGTTCAGCGTCAGTTCTCTCAGCGCCTTTTTTCCCGGCAGGTTTGCTTCTCCGAGCGATGTAATGTTTACCACTACATTGTTCTGCCCATCGCCAATCATGAAAGACGCGGGCACGACAGGAAGCTGGATGCTTTTGCTCTTGTTTTCTGCCTCTTCAATGTAGACCTGAATTTCCTTCACTGTATTCATGATGCCTCCCGCGTCAATAACGCCTTAAGGGCACCCTGATATCTTTCAGGATGCCCGCAGGATCTTTTTCTATCTGAGATACAACTTTTTCTATTGCTGAATCAGGCATAGACATGACCGCAGTTACGATCATGTCTATCTGCCTTGGTGTCAGTTCGTCAAGTTTTGACAAGCTCACTCTGATTTTCTTGGCCTGGCTTCTCTTATGCAGCATCGTGTACCACATCTCCTTCCACCTTTTCGATTTCTTCGGCAATAGCCTGAGCTATTTTGTTTATGTCGGCCTCTTCGCGGATTGTTACAGTATCGGCTATCTTCGCGATGGTGATACTTCTGGATCCGGTTTGTGCTCCTGCATTCCTTGCGATTTCCATAGATACATCGTGAGGGATGATCTGCGTTCCTCTAGGAAGATTCAGGATCTCACCGCCCTTTTCATTGATTCGCGTCCATCCGCCTTTCCAGTAAGACGTTCCCAGCGCATTGCCCGGAACCGTACTAGGAAGGCTGCTTGCTCCACTCTTTGCGCTGCTGATTTTGGATATCAAGCCGGATACCTTGCTTGCTATGCTGCTTACAAGTCCGGATATCGCACCGAGCGTGCTTGATGCTATGCTTCTTACTCTGCCGAACGCGGAGCTGAATGCCTGTACCACTCCGTTCCAGGCTGATCTCCAGTTGCCCGTGAACACGCCTTTGACGAAATTGATCAAGCCTCCGAGATACCC